CGGACCTTGGCTCTCGGAAATCCAGACGAGAAGTTACAGATGTTCTCTCGACTGGCGACGGATTACGGGATCAATCTGGAAAGCCTTACCGGCCAGCAGTACAACCCGCAGTTCGGGATGTTGGCGCAAGAGCTGAGCCAGATTAAGAACCAGTTCACCCAACTACAGACCATTCAGCAACAGCAGGAACAAGCCAAGCTGAACAATGAAATACAGGAATTTGCAGCAACGGCTACGCACTTTGAAGCCGTCAGGGACACGATGGCCAACCTCCTACAGAGTGGCATGGCGACCGACCTGAAAACCGCCTACGAAAAGGCTATCAGACTCCATGATGATGTCTGGCAGAAGCAGCAGGAGGAACACTCCAAATCTGCTGAAGCCGAGCGCATGAAAGAAGTCCAGGCCAAGAAGGCAAAAGCAGTCTCCCCGAAGTCAGCAAGCCCTACAGGCGCGATGAATAGTGGAACTGGCAAAAAATCACTCAGGGATCAATTGGCCGAATCGGTCGAAGCATCCCTCGGTGGACATTTTTAATATCTGAAAAAGGAAACAATTATGGCCTTCGCCAACAGTGCAATATCCGACATTATCGCCACTACCATTCAAAATCGCTCCGGCGAACTGGCAGATAACGTCACCCAAAATAACCCTATTTTACTACGTCTGAAGAAGAATGGGAATATTCGCCCATTTTCTGGTGGTAACGTGATCTTGGAAGAGATCATGTATAACGACACCACTACTTCGAACGTGAACAGCTACTCCGGTTACGAAGTGCTTAACGTAACCCCGAACAGCCCGATCAGCTCGGCGCAGTTTTCCATCGCGCAGTATGCCGCTGCGGTAACGATCTCCGGTCTGGAAATGTTGCAGAACAGTGGCAAGGAACAGATCATTGACCTGCTCGAAGGTCGCGTGAAGGTAGCAGAAGCCCAACTGATGAATCGGATCGATACCGACCTTTACGGTGATGGCACTGGCAACAATGGCAAGAACCTGACCGGTTTGGCTCTGGCCGTTGCGGATTCTCCGTCCGGTACGACTTACGGCGGCATCGCACGCTCCACATGGACGTTCTGGCAGAATCAGGCTTACTCCGGCGTAACCAACGGCGGCGCACCGGTATCAGCGGCCAACATCCAGCAGTACATGACACAACTGGCCGTAAAACTGATCCGGGGGAACAATAAAGCCGACCTGATCGTTGCCGACAATGCCTATTACGGCATGTACGTCAATTCCCTGCAAGCCATTCAGAAGGTCGCTGACCCCGAGATGGCCGGAGCAGGTTTCGCTGCACTGAAGTTCTATGGCGGCGGCACGGCGGCGGATGTTGTTCTGGGCGGCGGTATCGGTGCTCACGCGACCGCAAACCACATGTGGTTCCTGAACACGGATTATCTGTTCCTTCGTCCACACAAGGACCGCAACTACGTGCCCATCGGTGGCGAACGGCAATCAGTCAACCAAGACGCGATTACCAAACTCATCGGCTGGGCAGGCAACCTCACCTCCAACGGTCCGCAATTCTGCGGCGCGTTGATCGCCTAACAGGAGTATCACATGGCATATCCTATAAGCATCATTCACGGCATCGACCTGGTTAATACCACGCTGGCCACTGACATCTCGTCCGGCGCTCGGGTGGTTCCACATGCCATTGGCACGGAAGTATTTGCCTCGGACGGCAAGATTTATGTCTTCGCCAAGGCCGGTGGATCGATCACCGCTTCCACCACTGTGTGTACCGTCAATGCGGGCACCTTCTCGGCCACCAGTTCGGGTGGTTCATACACGTCACCAGCGACAGCCATGTCTACGGGCGATTACGGCTGGTTCAGCAAAGCATCTGTCTAATCCTAACTCAACGAGTGGAAAGGGGCTTCGGCCCCTTTTTTTTATGGGTTTTTAACATAGAACCCATAACAAAACTCAACCACTTGAGGAATCTAAATGCAGACCGAATCCCTTGCAGTACGTTTCTATTCCAAGCCAATCCAGAACGAATTCCTTTCCTCGCATGAAGGCCGACCCATTCATTTCATGGCTGACTTTGTGCGGATCGAAATTCCCGGAAATTCGACCTCGATCATTGACACGTATGTGAATGAAAGCCACAAAACCCGCTTTCCAATTGAGTGGGCACAATACCTAAACGAGAAGACGGAAAGCGATTCAATCGAGATGCAAGGCACGCTCATCCGAGAATGGCCGTTGCTTACTGCAGCTCAGGCCACTGAACTTCGGCATTTCAGGTTTTATACTGTCGAACAGATTGCCAATTCATCCGACATCCAGATTATGTCAATCGGCATGGCCGCCGGTATGGCACCTTATGCGTTGCGTGATAAAGCCAAGGCCTATCTTGAAAATGCTAAGGATTCGGCACTGGTTCAGTTACAGACCGAGGAGCTTCGGAAGCGCGAACAAGAGATCGCAGACCTTAAGGAACAAGTCGAACGCATGGCGCGTTTATTTGAAGAACAGAAGCCTAAGCGTGGCAGACCAGCAAAAGAAGACCAGGAAGCCGACTAAATGAAAACACTGCTTCAGATCGTACAGCAGGCCTGTGGAGAAATGGGTCTCACCGCGCCTAACTATGTGGCTGGCAATACCGCCTCAGATACAGTGCAGATGTTAGCCCTGTTGAATGGAATTGGCGGCGATCTAAGCAGGGAATTCGACTGGCAAGCGCTACAGAAGGCCTACACATTCACCACGACCGGAGCGGACTCTTATCCGCTACCGAGTGACTATGATCGGCAAATCGATCGGACCCACTACGACAAGTCGAAACGGTGGGAAATGCTCGGTCCTGAGTCGCCTCAGCAATGGGAGTTCCTGACCTCCTCGTATATCTCGGTCGGACCAAGGCTACGTTACCGGCTGATGGGCAATGCGCTGAATGTCTGGCCGACGACCAACACCGGAGAAACAGTAGGTTACGAGTACATCTCGAACGCATGGGTGACGGGAGCGGACACAACGGTTAAGAGTTCGTTCGATCTGGACACAGATGTCTGCATTTTCCCGGATCGCCTGATGATAACTGGGCTGAAGCTGAGGTATTTCTCGGTCAAGGGCTTCGATACCCAAGAGTATCAGGGCGAATTCATGCGCTATTTGTCAGTAGCAAAATCGAACGATGCCGGTGCTTCTACCCTGAGTTTCGCTCCCAAGTTATCTAGCGTCCTAATCGGATGGGAGAATATCCCGGACTCTGGATATGGCCAGTAACCCGTTTTCACTACCAGCCCCGGTTGGGGGATGGGATTCTAAGAACTCTTTGGGAGAAATGCCGCCTAATAATGCGGTCTTTCTGAATAACTGGTTCCCGCGTCCGTCCGATGTAATATTGCGCAATGGATACAGGCAGTTTGCTACAGGTCTGGGTGGTCAGGTCAACGCGGTCATGTCCTACAACGCCGGGGATAAAACAAAGCTGTTTGCTGCCTCTGGCGCGTATATCTACGATGTGACCGCAGGCGGTGCGGTGGGCGCTCCGGTGTGGACTACTGCAACCTCAGATAAGTGGTATCACACCAACGTCGCCACGCCGGGGGGGAACTTCCTCTATCTGGCGAACGGCATAGATAAGCCGCTTCTGTACAACGGAACCACCTGGACGGCCATTGATGGGGCTTCGACTCCTGCGATCACTGGCGTAACGACGACACTGCTAACTCACCCTTATGTGGCTAAGCAGCGGGTGTGGTTCATCGAAACAAAAAGCTTGCGGGCTTGGTATCTGCCGGTTATCTCGGTCGGAGGAACTGCGAATTCGCTTGATTTCGGCTCGCTGTGTCGCAGGGGTGGGTATCTGGTCAGCATGGCAGAATGGACGGTAGAGGGCGGTTTCGGCATGTCCGATTACGTCGCCTTCATTACCTCCGAGGGTGAAATGTTGATCTACTCCGGAACCGATCCATCAAACTCAACCGCATGGAGCCTTCTCGGAATCTGGTATGTCGGCTCACCGATGGGCAGGAAGTGCTTTACCAAATACGGATCGGACTTGCTTCTTATTTCTCAGGAAGGGCTGACCCCGATGAGCCAAGGTAGGTTCTTCTCTGATTTGGGAAATAAGGGAACGCTCACCGACAATATTCAGTGGGCTATCAGTTCGGCCACATCGCTTTATGGTTCTAACTTCGGC